GTACTGTTCACTGAGGTACGCAAGAACGAGAAGACTGACAAGATGGAATACTTCTTTCAGACTAATACGGATGGCGTTACTTCGGCCAAGACACCTATGGGTATGTTCGACAAGCAACTTATCCCTAACGATATTGTTGAGGTACTGAGTACAGTGGAGGAATACTACAAATGATAGCAGACGTAGATGCACCTTGGGGAATAAACCCAACTATTACAGTAGACGAAATTTCTGATGGTGTGTATACAGGAAAACTTTGGCTACTGGAGTGTCCACTCTGTAAAAAAGACCCTGTTCTGCACGTAGAAAACAACGGTCAGGATTGTTCTGTAGAGTGTTCAAGTTGTAACCTTCTCATAAACAACCGCTCAAAAGCTGGCTTAAAACAAATGGGGAAGCTTTGGAATCAGCTAACAATAAATACATATTAACATGAAACTAACGCACGAACAGAACAGAGAATATTTACAGTGGGCAAAGGATAGATACCACCAGAAGGTAGGAATCTCTGGTAAGATCAAAGCCTTGTGGCATCCTGCAGTACGCTGTGAGATGCAGAGACTACGGTTAAAGCAAATGCGAGGTATAAAAGCTCTCGTTAAGGCTGCGGAAGCAGTGAAGCTAAAGGTGGGCTGCGAATGAATCTAAATCTTGAGGTGCGTAATTGCGGTTGTATACAGCCGTTGACTTGGGCCTCCGTCGCCCTTCTAAGCGGGGATTACTCCGCTGCGGGGACAGGGTTGGTAAGACAACTTAGCGTATATCTGTGTGGCGCGGCAGACATCTCAAGATTACTTTCCCTATGAGTGTAGGGGATACGTGTACGATACACTACGATAAACATAAACACAAACTACATACATAATAACTAATGGCTAAGATAAGTCTAAAGGACATTACGGAAAATTCGGGTAGGCCTTACCTCCCGAATGGTACATACACGCTTCGCATCGTCGAAGCCGAGCGCAAGGTTAGCAGCAAGGGTAACGATATGGTTGCCGTTGTAGCTGAGGTTGTGGAACCCACAGAAGTTAACGGCCCTAGAGGTTTCGTTGAGGTTGGTGGTGTTCAAGTTAGGGACTACCCTCTGATTCCATCAAGGAGTCTGAAGGAGTATCACAAGATCTTCGATCTACCAGAAGATTTTGAGCTGGAAGAGTACGACGATATTGCGGCTGGTCTAAAGGGTAAGGCTTTTAAAGCTGTACTCTACACGAAGACCGAGTCTAGGATGGACGAGATCACAGGCGACCCTATGATCGACCCCATAACTGGGCAGCCGTTGGCGAACTATCGCTACAACGTGGAACGCAGGTTAGAAGCTGCGGAAGACCACGATCTGTCGGGGTTCTAGTCTCATAGGAGACTTGCGGTATGGTACGTGGAGAGATTCTACGTCAGGTAGGTGTTACTCTTTCACCATCCTTCTGAAACAAACGCAAGTCTCCTTCACTATATTAAAGATAATATGAAACAAAAAACTGATGAGCGAGTTAAGAAATACTGCCCAATACTAATACCCGAACGCTTACACCGTAAGCTAAAGGAAAAGGCGCGTGACAATAAGTTACGCTTAAACCAATACATACCTAGACTACTACTAAAAACATTACGAATACAAGATGACAGTAATTGAGCAAATAAAACAAGAGCTAACAGGCTTAGCTCCAGATAAACCACAAGACTGTGAGGCATTGTCGCACAGGTTAAAGGAACTCACGGCAAAGGTTTTGGTTGTAGGCTACAAGTCTGGATTCCAAGACGCTGCGTCGCTGATAATGTCCTACTCAGACGAACACTTCAAAGGTAACAAGGACTTCAACAAGGAGTCGGAAGAGATCGCTACAGAGAAAATTATGAGCCTAAAGCTCGACGAAGATAAGCCTGCAGATGCGACATAAGCCTACCGAGAATTACTCAGGCTTAACTGTTGTAATCGACACGCCCTCGCGGTTTGACCGCCACGTTCTTATGAGCGGATACGCGGGGGCGTTTTTTGATTCTACACTTGGGGTTAGTCGTGAGTCCTGTGATCTGCGTACACTATCTACACTGAACGCAGGCTACCTGCCAAACACTAGGGTTGTTCTGTTGCTGGGGCGTAAGTCTTTGCATGAGTACAAGCCCGGTGTAGGCCTCGACGAACAGAGAGGTAATCCTTGGATGGAGGGTGACATTATACACCTAGCATCCTATATGCCACAAGATGCCTTCGACCGTAAGAACTACTTCAACCCTAACGCAGAGTACACAACAGGTAGTGATGATGATAAAGCTACGCACGGTAGAACTAAGCGACAGAACTGGCGGTTCTGGTTGCGTAAGGATATCAAGAAGGCTTGTCGGTATCTGCTAATAAAACCTAAGATAGAAGAGTTGGGTGAGATAATCTACCCAGACATTGAGGCGGTAGTTAAAGACCTGACAGAGACTAAAGATAAAGACCTGTTCTTTGATGTTGAGACCGCTAGTGATTTGACGCTTACGTGCTTTGGCTACGGCTGGTCAGAGGCGGAAGCTATTTGTGTTCCGATGTACGAAATCCCACGCCGTGCGTACTACTACGGTGGTCTGGGTACAGCAAGAATTTTAAGAGCCTTGGCGGTGGCATTCCGCGACAATACGGTGGTAATCCACAACGCCCTATTCGACCTATTCGTCATGGCCTACAAGTACGGTATCCCAGCACCTCGCAAAGTCTACGATACGATGCTTGCACACCATCGCCTATGCCCCGAAGTAGAGAAATCACTAGGCCACTGCATCTCACTGTACGCTGACCGTGAGTACCACAAGAACGACGGTGTCTTTGAACCGCGCAACCAGCAGCAAATCCTCTCCCTCTACCACTACAACGCCAAGGATGTTATAAGCCTAGCCCTGCTAAAGCCAAAGCTAACCATCCATGCGAAGCAACTCTACGCAGAAGACAGCATCCAGCAGGTAAACGACAGCATCGCACCGTACCTGACTGCCATGCTACAAGGTATCAACTACAACAAGCAGGACTTAGATGACCGTGTGGCATACAACAATCGCTACTGCGCTCAGCTATCCCGTATGCTGCGGCTGCTCGTAGGCTATGAACTAAACCCTAACAGTCCCAAGCAAGTCTCCTCTTATCTGTACGATGGTATGGGTTACAAGAAGCCGGTCAAGGATATGACCAACGAGAAGACTCTGTTGCAGTTACGACTGAAGCACCCGAATCCTGTGCTGACTATCATCTTGAAGTACCGTGGAATAGCCAAGCAGTCGGGTCAGTTAAAGTTCCCGCCGTATGTTCTACGTGGAACAAACAAGGAGAGGATCACCACAGCGTATAACCTAGCAGGTACTACGACGTTTAGGCTAGCCTCAAAAAGATTGCTTGGCCGTTGGGGTACAAACGTGCAAAACTTCCCCAAGGATTTACGTAAACTATTTCTACCAGATGAAAACAAAGTCTTTGTCCAAGTTGACCAGTCAGGTGCAGAGGCACTTGTTGTTTCTTACCTGTGTACTAAGGGTAACTTTCGCAGTCTCTTTCTACACGGGATTAAAAGTCATGTGTATGTTGCCCTTCGTTTGTTTGCCGACGTGTGGTCTGCAGAACTGGGCCGTTCGGTCGATAACTTCTGTACTGCACCGATTGCCGAGGTTGCTACGCTGCGAGGCTGGGGCGAGCTAGACAAGGTAATAAAGTCTAGCGACAACTGGAGCGCAGAGAAACGCTACTACTTCATTGCCAAGATGGTTTGCCATGCCAGTAACTACGGCATGAAACCACCCACGTTTAGACTTAACCTACTCCAGAAGTCAGAAGGTAAGGTCTCCATATCCCAAGCCGAAGCCAAGGTATTCCTTAACACTTACCACGATCTGTTCCCTGAGATACGTGGCTGGCACAGGGAGACCATTGATACGCTACGCCGAGATGGTGTACTGCGTAATCTGTTCGGCTACCCTCGTGTCTTTACATCCATCATAGACGAGTCTATGCACAAAGAAGCCTTTGCCTTTGTACCTCAGTCAACCGTGGGTACAATAACCAACATCACGTTTACTAAAATGCAACAGAAAATAGAAGATCAAAAAGACCCCTTGTCCTCAATGGACGTAGATATCGTACAGAACAATCACGATAGTGTACTGTTACAATGCCCACCTGAACACGTGGACTACGTAGCCAAGGAAACTATGGCTGTGATGAACTGTGACATGGTTTCACCACGCGGTGAGAAGTTCGCCATGAAGAGCGAGGCTTGTATCGGAGATACATGGGGAGGTGTAGTGTGACTACCATTGAAAATTGGAGGTTATCAATGGAAGACCTAGAATCCCCAGACCTTTATATAGACTGGGGGTTTTACTTTCTTATAAGCAGTTGCCTACAGCGTAGAGTATGGACTTCGCAGGGTATCAATGCGATCTACCCTAATCTATTCATGCTGCTGGTTGGCCCACCTGCCTGCGGTAAGAGCCGTCTAATCTCGATGGTCTCTGATATCATACAAGATGCTGAGCTACAGTTAATGACAAAGGACAAGAAGGGTACGGCTCCCATGTTTGAGTACACTGCGGACAGCATCACGGCTGAGTGTCTTAGTGAGTACCTAGCCACGAACTGCACCAAGGTCTTTACGCTAGACGACGGCAAGGAATATGTCCATGCGTCCTGTATGATGTTGATAGAAGAGCTGGGTGTCTTCCTAAAGAAGCGCACCGAAGACACTGTCAATATGCTGAACCAACTCTACGACGCACGTAACTATCGCTACTACACAAAGAAGCAAGGTAAAGACAACGTACAAAACGTGTGCGTGTCGCTGGTTGCTGGTACTACACCCTCGTTTATACGTGAGTGCTTCAACGAGAATCTTATCTCACAGGGTTTTACTTCAAGGTTTATTGTGGTCTACCAAGAAGAGCCTAGGTTCTTTAGGCAGTTCACAGGTTTCGAGGATAAGCATATTAAAGCAAGGGCGGCGGTGGTTCAGCACGTAAAGAAACTTGCCAACCTGTGTGGGCCTGTGCCTATGTCAGCAGAGTGTGCAGCCTACCACAAGGATCGTTACGAGAGGGGTATGTACATAAACAGCAGGATAAACTCCAGCCCTAAGTTGTACTTGTACTACGCACGAAAGAATCTACACCTACAAAAACTTGCCTTGGCTGTGCAGATGGGTACTTCAGCAGAGTCTACCGAGATCACACTGGAGGCATTCAAACACGCAGAGAAGTTCCTCGCTGAGACTGAAGTCTTTATGCACCTAAGCTATGACCTAACAGGCAGGAATGTAATCCACGAATACACCAAGAAGCTAGGTGAGTACATAAACACCAAGAGTGAGGGGGTATCTCATAAGCGACTGTGGTTAGATTGGCATAGCGACTTGACGAAGGAAGAACTGGAAGCAGCCCTAGAGTTTTTGTTACAGACCGACCAGATCTCAGGCTCGCGTAGTGGTGGCAAGCTGGTCTACCTACCAAAAACTTAGTCTAGTAAATCCCACGCATCCTCGTACTTATGCAGTCTGCTATCTTTACCGTTGTAAATCTTGAGGCAAGTTGTTGTAGCCTGAGCAAAAGGTAATACCCAGAAACGCTTAGAGTCCAAAGCACAGCACACAAAGAAGTCTACCTGAGCCGCTGTGTACCTCTTCTTAGATGTCATACCGTGTGACAACTGAAACTGGTAGTGTTCGCTGCATTGCGAATACTTGTGTTTCTCCAGTGTAGTCTTGACTTGAAGCCGTCGCCAAGTTTTACCACCTTTACCTGCTAGGAGGTCAAACACAGAAGAGCTACTCATAGGCTGTGCTACAAACCAGCCGTGCTTCATCAGCATCTCAGCAACTAGGAGTTCACCACGCTGCCCGATAGTTCCAAGGTTTAATGCTGGGCTTCGCTTGGGCAAAGTATACTCACTGCTTACTTCTGATAAACTGAGGAAGACTTTCCATGATAATACGCTTACGCTCCACAGCTAAAGCTTCGTCCCTGTCCTCCTGCTCAATCACAGTTCTAACAGCATCATCGCTTCTAAGCCGAGCAATATAGTCAGCAAACATCTGCGCTTCTCTTAAAGTAAAAGCGTCAGTTACTTTTGGGGAAATCCTTGACGGTTTTGAGTAGCCCTCCTTGAGTAGTCTGTCAAACTTGCGGGCATCTACACCATCCTTAACCTGAGAACGCTTCCAAGCATTTTCCATAAGACCTTGCACGTTCTCACGCATATCAGCTTCTGTTGCTGAGTGCTTAAAGTTAGTGGCTGGCGTTCTAGCGTAGCGATCAATGTTAGCAAACCAACGAGAGCCGTGTTCACAACGATACAGACGGATAAAAACTTTAAGGTCTCTCTCCAAACCCTTACGTCGCATCTCAGAGGCTCTTCCTTTGAAGTAAGTAGTACCCAAAGCCTCGTCTAACGACTTACCTGCGTCTGTGTTTGCTAGCATTTGGTTGCGCCCTATGCGTAGCGTCTGGTTAAGGTTTGTCATAATGTCCTCTGCTAAGCGCAGCGA